CTATAAAGAAAAAATTGGATGGTCAGTTTCTGAACCATTATTTGAAGGGATGAAAAAAACATATGAGTGGATTAATAAACAAGTAGTTTTAAATAAATGACGAGAAAAAAACCCGTACAACCAATGGACGAAGTCCAAGAGTCAAAACCCTTTTCAAAAAAGGATTTTATTAATTCAGTAATTAAACGAAAACAAAAAAATAAATTCTTATCCCCAAATCAGGAAGATTATTATAACATTTTAAAAAATAATCAAATCACGGTTGCTTCAGGACCGGCAGGTGTTGGTAAAAGTTTTATTGCAATGAAGGCGGCAGTGGATTTGTTAATGGATACAAACAATTCATATGAAAAAATCATTATTGTTAGACCCGCAGTTGAAGCGGAAGAAAAATTAGGATCATTACCAGGAAACCTTGAAGAAAAATTGGATCCGTATATCTTCCCCTCTTATTATTTGTTAAATAAAATTATCGGTAAAGAGGCTAGAGAAGAATTAAAGAAAGCCGAAATCATTGAGGTATTTGCTTTAGCGTATATGAGAGGTATGAATATTGACAACTCAATATTAATTTTTGAGGAAGCTCAAAACTCAACACCTAACCAAATGAAATTGTTGTTAACAAGAATTGGTTATAACAGTAAATTCTTTATATCGGGAGATTTAGAACAAACTGACAGATACAAAGATAAAAAACAATCGGGACTATATGACGCAATACAGAAATTTAAGAATGTTTCGGATATTGGTGTTTATGATTTCAGAGATGCTAAAAATGTGAGAAACCCATTAATCACTAAAATATTATTTGAATATGACAAAGAGAATAGGGATTGAAATTAATGGTGTGTTAAGAGACACCATTGGTAAATTTAAACAACTTTACGAAAAACATTTAATAGAATCCAATGATGTTGAATCTACGGATAAAACATACGAGATAATTTTTTCGGGGGATACTGAAGATGTGATTGAGATGAATGAGGTATCTATCACGACACCATTTAAATATGAAATTTTAAGTGATGTTAGTTCTTTAGAATTAAGTAATCACTTTTCTTTTCAATCCAAAGAAGAATTATACTCGTTTATGTATGAAGATTATACAATGGAATTGTTTGGTCATGCACCATCAACAGAAACTATGAGTTTTAATTATCTTAACGATTTATATCTTAATTTGAGAGATGAGAACGAATTGTTAATAGTATCTGATGAGATTGGAAGATCAAAACCATCTTCATTATTTTTCTTATCAAAATTCGGATGTTTGTTAGAACAAGTATTTTTTTACAGTAATCTAACAAAAAATTCAATGTGGAATAACATAGACATTTTACTTACATCAAACCCTGACTTATTATTAAATCATCCGTCAGATAAAATTGTTATAAAATTTAATACTGACTACAATAAACACATTAACTCAAAATATCAAATTTCATCATTATCAGAATTTGAAGAGTTATTAAAAACTTTATAAATTATGTTTAAAATCTTTGGAGAACATTATTATGTTGATTTGGATGCAATTGCTGATTATACCAAAATTGAAGATGAGGTGGTATCAGGAGATACCGAAAACACTGAAAGTCAAGCAAAAATCCACATCGTTAAATTTGATATGGTTAAATTTATGTTAGAAATTTTAACGGATCCTCACGATGAAATTGATGAAAAAATTGCAATGAGTTCGTCAAATGAAACATCGGTTCCTTTTAGAATTGCATTCAATACACTATTAACAAAAAAAATAATAAATAAATATTAACACTATGAACCAAGAACAAATATCAAAACTTGAGAAGTCAATCCAAAATATGAAGGACAAGTCGTCCCGAATTTATTTTTTGGTGCAAGACACAAAAGGTAATGCTAGAGCGTCGGTTAGATACATTTATCAAATGGCTATGGCTCTTAAAAACAATGGGTTTAACTCAATTATTCTACACGAAAAACCTGAATACTTCGGAGTTTCAAGTTGGTTGGACGAAGAATATATGAAATTACCTCACAACGCAATTGAGGGGACAAATTTGGCAATCTCTCCGGAAGACATAATTATAATCCCTGAAATATACGGATTTGTTATGGATCAAATATCTAACTTACCTTGTGGTAAAGTAGTTTTGTGTCAAGCTTATGATCACATTTTTGAAACTTTAAATCCTGGTGATACTTGGACTAAATTAGGTTTTTATAAATGTATTACAACTTCCGACAGACAAAAAGAAATTATTGAATCTATGATGAGAGGACTTTCAGTTGATGTTGTTTCTCCATTTATTTCCGAAGTTTTTGAAAAACAAAAATTCCCACCTAAAACAATTATTTCAGTTCACTCAAGAGATCAAAGAGAAACTGTTAATATGATTAAAGCGTTTTACGCTAAATTCCCACAATATAGATGGATTACTTTTAGAGATATGAGAGGTTTATCAGAGTTAGAATTTGCAAACGCAATGAAAGAAAGTTTTTGTTCGGTGTGGTTGGATTCTACAAGTGCCTTTGGGACATACCCTCTTGAATCATTTAAAATGGGTATTCCTGTAATTGGTTTAGTTCCAAATCTACAACCTGAATGGATGAATGAGAATAATGGTATTTGGATTAATAACCAAAATATGATTGTTGATGTGGTTGCCGATTTTATCCAAAATTGGTTAGAGGATAATATTAGTCCTGTGGTTTTTGAAGAAATGGAAAAAACTATATCCGAGATTTCAAATGAATATAAATTTGAATCCGATGTTGTTACTTTATTTAACAATATGATAAACACTAGGTTGACTTCATTTGAAGAACAACTTTCTAAATTTGAAACAATTGAGTAATATGGAAAAAAATACAATTTCAGTTATTTTACCAATAAGAAGTGGTAAGACGGGGTTTTTTGAGGAATACCTTGAAAAATCAATAACTTCATTGAAGTTACAAAAAGAACAATTTGACGAAATCGTTATTGTTCATACTAATGAAACATACTTAACCAACCTTTTACAATCTTATGATTTTGGTGAACTAAATGTTAAATTTGAGGAATGGACAAAAGAACCTAATTTCTCGGCACAGGTTAACCACGGGGTTAAAACGGCAACATCTAAATGGGTTACATTTTTTGAGTTTGACGATGAATACTCAAACATATGGGTTAAAAACTTTAAAGAATATTCAAACATATATCCAAATGTGGATGCGTTTTTACCTATTGTTGTTGATGTAGATGAAAAAGGTTTGTTTTTAGGTTTCACCAATGAAGCAACATTTGCTGCAAACTTCTCAAGTGAGATGGGAATTTTAACAAATGAAACTTTGTTGTCATATCAAAATTTCCAATTGTCAGGATTGGTGATTAAAAAAGAATCATTCGTTAATTATGGAATGTTAAAGACAACATTTAAGTTAACTTTTGGATATGAGTTTCTTTTAAGAATGACTCATAATTCAGTAAGATTTATGACAATCCCAAAAATTGGTTACAAACATACTAATCTACGAGAAGGATCTATTTTTTGGAATTATAAAAATGGGGATAGTAGATTAGAAGAAGATGAGGTTAGATTTTGGATTGACTCGGCGAAAAAAGAGTATATGTTCATTAATCAAAGGGAAATAAATTACGAACCCCAAGAAGTTTAATGAACGACAATGAAGTAATTGTAAGCACTTCAGATGAGGTAAAAAAGAAAGGTAGAAAACCAAAACCTAATAATTATTTTGATGAAAGAGAAGAAAATGCGGTTAGAATGTATCTAACCGCAGAATCCTTTGAAGAAAAAAATAAAATTTATAATGAGTTTTTAAAACATCCTTTAGACAAAATGATATCTTCAATTATTAGGAGATATAAATTGTATAGAAAAGATATGAACTTTGAAGAAGTTCATACAGACACTCATTCATTCTTGATGACTAAAATTGATAAATTTAAGCCGGCAAAAGAAAAAAAAGCGTATTCATATTTTGGTACCATCTGTAAAAATTATTTGATGGGACAAATAATGAAAGATCAGAAAGAAACGAATAGAAAAATATCTTATGAAGATATTTCATCTGATCTACAACATAGTCCCGATATGATTTATCATATTGATGATTATAGTATTACTACGGAAGAAATCATTAAAAGATTTTTACATAAACTATCGGAAACTTTATCTGATAAGCAAATATCCGAACAAGAAATAAAATTAGGACAGGCGTTGTATGATATGTTTGAAAATTATAATAATATTTTTCTTGACACGTCAAATAATAAATTCAATAAAAACATCATTTTATTTGAATTAAGGGAAATGACGAATTTAACTACTAAAGAAATTAGATCGTCAATTAAAAGATATCGTAAAATATACTTTCAACTTATTCAAGAAATGGTAAAATAAAAATATAAGTATTTATTGTTATGGGTAGACCTCAAAAAAAACAAATTAATTTAACAAAAGAATCAATGTTATCTCTAATGCAAGAGATATACAATGAACTTGTTGAGCAAAGAAATACCGCAATAAGAATTCAAAATAAAATGTTGACAATGATGAAGGAACCTGAAGATATGCAACTTATTGGTCCTGTTATTGAAAAACAACAAAAAATTATAAACGACTGTGTTGAAAAGAAGTTAACTTTATCAAAACTCCAATCTCAAATGTGGCAAAAATCTTCGGAAAAACAAGACGATTTTACTCTATCCGACATTGATTTAGATGATGATATAATTAAAAATTTAATTGAGAAAGACATATCTGACGATAAAAATTATAAATTAAAATAATATGGCTTTAGATATCAACGATGGTTATAAATCAATACAAAAAAAGATTTCCTCAACCCAAAAATACAAACAAGTTGATAAAGACATCCAAGATTTAAAAAAGAAAAATGGAGAATCTTTAGAAATTGCTAATAAAGAAATATCAAAGCAATTATCCGGTGTAAAAAAAGAGGTGGATAAATTTGAAAAATCTATTAGAGATAAGAAGAGTCAACTAGACGAATTATTAAATCTTACAAAAATATTATCAAATGATAATGGTAGAGGTGGGGGTAGTAAAACCTCCAAATATTTAAAAAAAACATTTGTATCCGCAATTAAAGAGTTAACACCAAATTTAAAAAGTATTTTAAATGAATTAGGGGTTAAAGCCATTGGGTGTTCTGAAGATCAAGAATACACCCCAAACACATCTATCTATATTAAAGTATCCTCAATTGATTTATTTGGACAATTAAAGGATGATCCAACAAGTCCTGTCGGTAAAATTACATACGAAAAAAGGAATGTGGTTTATAATAGTTTTCCGTTTTCAATGAATAAAGAACTATACAATAGAATACAAAATATAAATCAACCTTATTCGGTGTCTGCAGGTAATAATTATCTTGGTAAGTCAACCCAAAATTTATTTGATATTACTTATGTTGAATCGTATGTTAATTCTTCCGGACAAACAGTTATTGGACAATTTTACAAAATTGATTTAAAAAATAGACAAAGTAATAAAGTTACTGAATTTCTTGAGGATTATTATGACACAATTGATGTTGTTGACTTTAAAAATATTTTTGCACAATTATTAGATCAATTAACCGGAGCAATCTCAATTAGCAAAGGTTATGGAAATTTTAAATTAATTGATTTAAGTAAGGCTTTATTAATCCTTAAACGAATCGGGGGTTTATGTTTTGATTCAAATAAAGAGATTGATGTTGCCGGGACATCAAAAATATCTCAACTTGATAATGTTAACGATGGGTTTTTTGAATTTGATGAAATTGATTTACGAATTATTGAACAAAGAATCTCCGATATAAAAAACGGTGTTGTTGAGTTTGAGGAATGTGAGACGGTTAAATTACCCGTAAATTCCGACACCATTATAGACGCAATCTCAACTTTAAATTATATTGATGGTGAAAATAATAACAACCAAATAAACGCCGCGGTTGATTTAACTAATGTAGTTACTGATAATTTTTTCCCATTAAAAATTGATATTGATTTGAGTTTTTTAAGAGAATTTCCAAAAGCACTTATTAATGCAATACTATCGCCAAAAGTAATATTACCATTATTGGTAATAGCAAAATCATTAGGTAAAACATTTGCGGATTTAATAGGTTCATATATGGATTTTATCGTAAAGTTGAGTCAATTTTTTATTGAGTTTGTTTCTAAAGTTATTGGATTGTTTATTACCATTATTTTTAACATAATTAAGAAAGATATTATTAATTTAATAACTTCAATTAAATTAGGTATTGAAAGTGAGAAAAAGAAAAAATATTACACGATGATTTTGTCTTTAACATCAATATTGGTTCAAATTGGTAATATCATTAAAGATGTTAGGGAATGTAAGTCGGTAATTGATAAAATCACATCTTTACTTAGTAACATTCAAAAAACCACTGAATCGGTACCATTACCTTTATTATTGGCGTCAAGGTTAAGGAAAGGATATTCTAAAACAGGTGCGTTTTTAAAGGTTTTAACCGAATTTGAAGAATTGGGTTTACCTACAGGACCTATGCCAGATGGTAGTCCTAATTTAATGTTGGCCGCAATAAAAGGAATTATAAATGGTATTGATGATGAATTTACGGAGAACGGAAGAACTGATGTTGGAATACCTCCATTAAGTATTACACCTTTATTCCAAACAATACCTAATAAAGCATACGGAGTGATAGTTTAATATTATGGAAAATAGAATTGAGTCAACTAAAATTGTTGAGATAATAAAAGATTATAAAAGTGCGACAAATCAGGATTTGAAGTTATCAATGGATTTTATTCAAAAAGATTTTGAATTAACAAAAGAAACTGTTATAAAGTTGACAAATCATTTGGATAAATTAGAATTAAGTTATAACACTTTATTAAAAGAATATCAATCAAGAAATGCTAAATAATAAAAATATATTTTACGGTAAAGTTATAGATGTTAACGACCCATTGGGGATTGGTAGGATTCGTGTTGAACCTAAAATTCAACTAATGACAGTAGTTGAGGTAAAAAATGATGATAAATGGACATTAAAAGATCCGTTAGTTTTTTTACCTTTACTACCAATGTATATTTCCCAAATACCAAAAAAGGAGGAATATGTTAATATTATATTTGCCAATAATAAAGAAAGATACGATGGTAATAAATTTTATATACAGGGTCCTTTATCTAGACCTTGGAATGTGGGATTTGAAAGTTACACTAACTCCCAATCTGTTTTGGCTAGTCTTGAAAATTCTTCTCCAGCTACCTCAACTATTAATCCTCAAACAGGTAAAGTTGAGGTAAGCCTTGAGGGAGTTTTTCCAAAACCTGGAGACAATGCGTTTTTAGGTAGGGGTAGTAGTGATTTAGTTATGGTTGAGAACTCCACAGATGGTTCATCAAGTGCATTATTAAGATCGGGCAAGTTTTTATCTTCAGGTAATGAAAACATACCCGTTAAAAAAAACGATGGTAGATCATTTTTACAATTATCAAGTTATCAATTAGAAAATGTTGATGCCGGTACTGATGTTGTGAATAGAGAAACATACGAAGATATTCAAACTAAATATTATGTTGAGTGGTCGTTAGATAACACATCAACTACCGCAACAACATATGATGGCAAAGTTAAACTTTATTCATTACCAAAAGACAATGAAAATACAAAAGTTTCTCAAATAAATGAATCTGTTAATATATTGGACAACACAACAATAAGTCCGTTATATACTTTAACATTCACCGGTAAAACTTTGGGGGATGCTTCCGAAATAATCAATGATTTTATTACCGGTGTTAATGAAGGTAAAATACAAGTTGATGGATACATTAATTATCCCGCAGGTGACGGAGAAACATTATTCAGTCAATTCCCATTTTTTTACGGACCAAGTTACGACACATATCAATATTTTAACGATATTACTGATGTTATAGACGACTTTGAATCTTCTTTAAAAGTTAAATTATTGTATAATAACATAACATTAAGTAAGGGATATACCGAAAGAGGTTCTGGTTTGGTGTGGAAAAAAACTCCACCTAAATTGGGTATTTTAAAAAATCCGGTAACAGATAGAGTCAAAAAAAGAGATTACATTTCAAACCCCGTTACTTATTCGGTTATGGGTGGAGATAAACTATACTTATTAAGTCACAGATCGTCGGGTAAATTTGCGATTAATTTAAAGGACACCTTATACGGAATACCTCAACAAATGTTAGCGACTCAATTAGAAACTAAAACTAACTCAATGGTAAGAGGAGAAGAAATAATAAGTTTCTTATCATTATTGACTAGATTTGTTTTATTCCACGTTCACCCATTTCCTGGAGTTCCTCCAGTACCAACCGCAAGTGACGGAACACTCGCAAGTGAAATCCTACAAAGACTAGCAACTGCTGATAATATCATTTTAAATAAAAATATCAGGATTAATTGATATTTATATTAAAAAATGTAAATGTCAATTAACAATTCATATTTTAGTAGAAACAATACCATAATATCTAATAGTCGTACAAATACGGGAAGAAATCCTGTAATGGAATTATTTTATGGTAATGGTAGTATTGCAAACCCAATAGGGTTTAGTAGATTCATTTTTAATTTAGATTTAACCCTACTTAAAGAAAAGTATTCAGACGGTTCAATACCTCCTGTTGGTTGTAATCCGAATATGAAACACACTTTAAGAATGGTAAACACATCATTCTTTGATAAGGAGTTATTAAATGCCTCAACATCAACAGGTAGATTAAGAGCAACATCATTTGATTTGATTTTATTCAGAATACCATATAGAGATTTGGATCCTAATCAACCACAAAATTGGGATGAAGGGGTTGGATATGATTTTGCGGATTTGATGAATCAAGTTCCTAACGATAAAGATTTTTCCGATAGACCGTCCAATTGGTTTGTAACATCAGGAATAACAACTTGGGAAGAACCCGGAATATATAATAACAATAACACCGGAATATTTAACTTTAATGATTTATATATTGTTGATACCCAGCATTTTGAATTTGGGGATGAGAATATAGAGTTTGATATGACATCCGAAATCAATGATATATTAACATACTCAACGACAGGTGTTACAGGATGGGGTATTGCGTATATGCCACAAGTGGAAAACGCTTCAGGAACAACAGGAACTTATGAAGTAGGTTTCTTTACAAGACACACTCAAACATTTTACGAACCATTTTTAGAATCAAACTTTAACGACATTATTGATGATGATAGAAATAGTTTTTCTTTGGGGAAATCTAATAAATTATATTTGTATATCTATGAAGATGGGGATTTCCAAAATTTAGATAATAATCCTTTGGTAAGTATTAGTGACTCTAATGGTGATCCAATCGTGGGGTTAACGGGTTTAACTTCTTGTAGAAGAGCGAAAGGTGTTTATGAAATAACGATACCCCCTTTACCTCCTGGTGGATATAGAACCCCTTGCACATTTACCGATACTTGGTCGAATATAACATTGAATGGGTTTTCACTACCAAATGTTGAAAACGAATTTGTTATTTACCCCTTAAAAAGATCAATCCAAATTGGAACAGAATCCCAACAACCTTCAATTTACGGTTTTGATTTTTACGGTATTAAACAAGACGAAAAAATATATAACACTGATGTTAGAAAAGTTGGTGTGGTAATTAAAAAGGCATATACCACAAATCAATTACAACCTAATGTTGATGCGTATTACAGAATATATGTTAAAGAAGGTAAGACGGAAGTTGGTGTTCAAGATTGGACAAGAATAAATAGAACTCCTAATGAATATTATTTCCTTTTTGATACGAGGGATAAAATCCCAAATGAATATTTTGTGGATATAAAGGTTATATCATCGGGAGAAGTTAACACATATAAAAAAGAAATCAAGTTTCAAATAGTAAATTACAAATAAACAATATATTTATATATTAAAAAGAAATGGCAAATTATATTATAAATCAATGTTTAACTAATGATGAATACATTATTTCGGCTGAAACTTTATCGTTGGGAAGTATAATAGAGTTTGATATTAGCGAAGCTCGATTTTGCGGTACTGTTGGGGAAGAAACAGATAACCCTATAACTCTAAATATATCTTTTGTTCAACTACATACAGATTGTTGTGAGTGTTTAAGTGGTCTTACAGAGTCTTTAAATTTTAAATTTATACGATGTGACACATTAGAAGAAATTAATATAGAGTCAATTAACTTTTGTGGTGAATATGGAGCACCTACAACAGGTATAACTTATGAAATACAATTTGGTTCTGAAACACCATTTTGTGCTACTTTTGAAGGACTAAGTTCAACGGGGGAAACAAATTATTCGTATAGTCTAGGACCCTATTTACTTTGTGAAGATTGTGGATCACAACCAGAACCACCACGAAGTGCAAATACGGAATCAACAGTATGTGTAATTGACTGTAGTGGTAATACAGTATCAATTATACCACCACATCCAATATGGACAGACGGATATGGAACACCCGTAACTCAATTAAATATGATAACATTAGGTGGTCCTAACGGATTAAATTCTTAACACACATAAAAAGAAATGGCAAATTATTTAATACTTGGATGTGACGAAATAACTGAATTAGTGGTAAATCCCGGTGAAAACACTTTAACACCAGGTAGTATCTATTTTATTGAATTTACAGGTGAGACAACTGCGGGGTGTTTCAAAGTTGTTGAAGAATCTTTAGAAATAGTTGAAGAAAGTGTTTCATCGTCTGTTGAGTTTGATGATTGTTTATTATGTTTACAAAGTAACGGTTTATCTTTTTCGGTAGTATCTTGTGATAATCCAGAAATATTGTATACGATTGATTCAAGACAATTTACGGAATGGCCGATAGGTCAAAATTATAGTATATGTGAAGGTGAGATTGATTGTCTTTGTGTTACCGTAACAGGAATAACCAACGATTCTTTCCCGATTGATGTTAATATTACAGGACCTTTTACAAGTTGTTTATGTGAAAACACCCCACGAAGTGCAAATACGGAATCAACAGTATGTGTAATTGACTGTAGTGGTAATACAGTATCAATTGTCCCACCTCACCCAATATGGACTGATGGGTATGGTACTCAAGTAACACAATTAAATATGATAACATTAGGTGGTCCTAATGGATTAAATTCTTAAGATATGAAAAAAGTAATTAAATTAAGTGAATCGGATTTAAGTAGAATCATTACACGAGTTATTAATGAAGAAGAGAATACTCGTTATATGTTCTTTTCAAATATTGAGCAAATGAGAAGACAATGCGATATATTGTTAGAAATGGACAGATCAATGATTGAGGAAATTCTTGAGGACGGACACGATTGGGCTCAAGATCACATATCTGAAGCAAAGAATAATATGGATCAAGTTTTTGATTTTTTAATGAATGAAACAGAATCGGAAGATAACCATATGGATGATGATATTATGATGGAGGGTAGAAAAAAAACGGGAACTAAATTATGTGCTCGTGGTGTTGCTTCAGCTAAATCAAAATATGATGTATACCCTTCAGCTTATGCGAATGGACACGCCGTACAAGTGTGTAAAGGTAAAGCTAAAGGACTTGACGGAAAAAAACATTGTTCAGGAGCATATTGTTAATTTAACATTTGTCTTAACTAAATTTTTTTCATATATTTCATTCATAGAAATAATGATATGAAAAAAAGAGTTATAAGATTTTTTAGAAGGTTAAAATTAAGATTGTATTTATCGGTGAAGAAAAATTCGTTTGTCCCCACTTATGAGGATGAAGAAATATCGTATGAAAAAACTTGCTTTAAGATTTGTTTAAAATCAATCAAACACCCCAATACTAAATTTATGATTGCTCCAATGTCAAACAAAAGATACATTGAGAATAAAGAAATGGGATTGTTCATAACAATGGATAATGGTAGAGTAGATTTAACTAATCACGTATATCATTATAGTGTTAAATTAACCAAAAGAGATTGGGAACGCATCACACAAATTTTTGACGGTGAAACAGAAAAAAGAAGATTAAATTATGAGGAAAAAATTAATTCTCAAATTAAAAATTCTTTACACAGTGTTTTAGAAAGAATTTCTAATCTCGGTAATGATTCTGTTGACTAACACATCAATAGATTCTTTTCTTGGTTTGTATGATGTCATAACAGGTTTTTGACCTTTACCTGTTTGAGTATCTTTTTTCTCGGCTTTTCGTTTTTGTTGACAAGCGGCTTTTTTTGACGAATCACTCATTTTACCCGCAACACTCGCAGCACGACATTTTGGGTAAGAACCCTTATCAGAGTCACTTCTACCACAAGGGGGATGTTTTCCGTCAACTTTTTTACATATATCAACCCAAGGACCTTTTGGTTGTTTAGAACCTTTTGGTTTTTTCTTTGTTCCAAACCAAACCGCCAAATCTTCTTTAATAAAATCAACATCGTGTTCATATGCATCGTAAGTTCCTTCAGAGTTTTTTTCCCAAACACCTACAACTTTTTTAATATTATTCTTCATTGTTTTTTGTTTTTTTTGATGATTAAATTCGGTATCAACAAATTCGGTAAATGGTTCTAAATGATATTTTTTCCATTTTTTTAAACCAAGTTCAATCGGACCGGTATAACTACCCGCAGTAATTGTGGTACTACTTTCTTTAATTGGGACCACTTTCTTATTCTTACCGGGAGTTGGGTTTATATTATTACCATCTTCATCACTAAATGTTGATTGTGGGTGGTTTTTGATATAATTAGTAACTTTTTTTGATTTAGATTCTATTTTTTTAATTTGTTTTTTCGTTTTGTCCATTTTCCCGTCATAACTATCAAATTCTAATATAGGACTATCATATTTAGAAACGGGTATCGTAAATGGAGCCGTATTACTATCCTTGAACTTTTTAATTCCCAACGATAATGGTGCAATATATGATCCACGACTACCCCCACTATCTGAAGTAGCTTCCCTTAAAACTTTTTTTATGATATCATTTAACATTTTAACAAACTTATCTATTATTATAAATATCAAACAATACTAAAATGGAAGAAGAACAAACAGAAAACTATGGTAATTTATTTGGAACCATAAATCTTTTAACGGAGGATCACTTGGATATCATCTTATCATCAATGGATAAAGAACACTCAATTTACTATTTGGTAGAGGCGGTTAAATCGGCACACAGTAGAGGTGCGTTTACAATAGGTGAATCCGAAATAATTTCAAAATCAATTAGAGTATTGTCTAAATAAAATTATTTCATCACCTTTATTATTGAACCATCGTCATAGATTTCAAAATACATTCCATTAGGTGAAAACGAACTTACCTCTTGTCCTACGGTATTAACGATTTTAACCACTTCTTTTTGATTTGGGGTATTGGTAATCGCAACATCATTAAAGTATGTTCTCACACCGTTAAAATCGGTTTGAGATAATTTATAATAATTGGTGACACTTCTATCATATGTTTTATGAATATATGAATATGACAATTCTTGTTGTGAGTTACCAGCAGCATTTATATTTGAAATGTCCAACCAAAATTCTCCGTCAATAGAATATTCTAATGTAAAATAATCATTATCCCTTTCAGAAGCGGTTACCCAATATAAAAAATTATCACCATTCTTTTTCATACCATTAAAAGACACTAACTCAATTGGTAAAGAAGAAATCCTATTTACTGTGACATCCCTACAATTTGCATCACCCACGCAATAACCGTTAGTTGTTATGTGAACATAGTAAGTGTTATTTGATGGTGCGGTAAATGAAATTGGGGTTGCACCATACCCAACAACAGTACCCGAAGGTGAACCAACCGTTACTGTAACCCAATCTGTTGATAAACTTGATTCTACATTATATATGGTACCAGCAACACCTGTATTCCAAGTACTATATTCATCAGTAAATTGACCATTCCCACTTAAACAGGTGGATGAAACTGTGGACGGAGATGTTGGCATATTTAACACTGTCCACGGAGATGTTGCAAAACAAGGTCCAATAGTTGGGGGTGGGGAACAAGTTAAACTTAATGAAAATGATGATGTTGTGGAATACCCGTGAACCAAAACCCAATAAGTAGTTCCCAATACTGACAACCACTGATACGATGATGATGATCCAACACAAGAAGGTCCATCATCATCAACCCCACCAACACAAGTGGGAGTTGTACAAGTTCCCTGATAAACCGATATTTTTGAATCCCAAAATGTCGCACATAAAGATGCCGTCATTAAATCTCCCGTACCAACAACTTTATACCATACACCACCTGTTGTTTGTGATGTACCACATGATACACCTTCACCCGAACCACTATTAGTTGAGTTAACTGTTGTTCCATTTAATGTTGTACCACAATTGATAGTTATCGCATTACATATTAAATCATTTGATGGTGGTAATGCGGGACAATTTAAAGTAAATGTTACATTACCTCCTGTTGTTGATTCCGGATCACCCATAATATAATATGTTAGTCCCGCAGTTAGTGGGATATTTATACTTGCATTTCCGGCATTTCCTGAAGATATATCATCAATACAAGTCCATCCTGTCCCTGTACATCCCCCTGATGATAATTTGTAGAACCAATCAATATAACCAAAACTTGTTGGTTGGGATATTGTATAGTTTCCTGAAATTGTTGGGGTAATTTGAAATATCTTTTCTTTTCCTGGAGTAGTAAATCCACAACTAGTTGATGGGGGATTATACAATCCATTCCCCGATGAAATGGTGAATGTTGTTGGGACTCCACAAGAAAGTGTTGTTATACTTGAACAGGGGTTAAATGGGGTTACACAACCTGATATATAAAATCTTACGCGAGTTGCAACACTTAATACCGCACAAGACCAATTTGTTACTAATATTGAGTATGTACCACTTGTTGTACAAGTCCAAGTAATTCTTGATTGTGATCCACAATTATCATCACCTGTCACCAAAACAGTACCTCCTGTCCCTGTTGAATATAATCTTAAGTATGTGTCTGAAGTTGAATACCCACAGGTTTCAAATACATAGGTACATCCCGCAGTTGCAACAAAATTAAACGCTCTTCTTCCGGAATTATAAGAAGTGGTTAATTGTGCGGTTGTGGAAGGTGTAATTGTGACGTTTGTTGTTGCAATATTGCAATATTGTGAAAAAAGATTAAAACTTAAAAAAGTTAATAGAATAAATAAAAAATTATGCATGACCTTATATTTTTTGTATGTTAATAAAAAAACATAAGTCTCATTTGAAGAATCTTTTAAGAAACCCCCAACTTCCTTGGGCGGGTCGAGCTCTTATACCTATAAATATAATAATATAGTTAAAAAAACTATTTGAGACACAAAAAAAAAGGGGTAAATTACCATTTACCCCCTCACAATTATAATTCATTGATTTAATTTTATTATTGATAGGTTTTAATTATTTCCCCATTGTCATAGTAAATTACAACCCACCCTTTATAGTATTCGTTAACTTCTCTACCTGTTAAATCAATAATTTTAATAACATCTTTTTTTATTTTATTATCAATTGAAATTACCGAATAAATTTCGAATTTCCCATCAAAATCAAATTGTTTTAATCTGTAATACGATATACCATATCTTACATTATTATCGGTAAGTGAATAATTAACGGTTTGATTACTATTACCTGACGCATTAACCGAACCAACTAAATCCCAATCAATACCGTCAAAACTTTTCTCAATTAAAAAATAATCCGAATTGAGTTCAGATGCAGTTGACCAATATAAATGATTAGTGGTTGATACGGTATTACCTTTAAAATATAATAATTCAACAGGTAGTGCGGTTTCGTTTGTTAATTTGATATCATCAATTCTAAATTGAATTGATGAGGATGTTTGTTTCCACCTTAATCTAAGGTTTGATACATTGTTCACCGATGATGGTAATACGATATTAGAGATTAACCTCCAAGATGAGGTTCCTGTTCCTGTTGGTTGTGTTGGAATTGTAATCGGTAAGTATTTAGTACCGTCAACACTATACTCCAATACTAATTCAGACATAGTAGATGCGTTTGTACTTTTATATGCCCCAAATGATAATTTAAAATTATATCTATTAATCGTTGAAATTGACGATATCTGAAAAGTGGTTCCGACAGTTGGAGTTAAAAATACATTCCTACTTCCGCTGGCTCCGACATATCCCGTTGATGGTGTTGTTGTTCTAGTGTCGGCAGTCCCACCAAAAGTTAAACTACTATTTTGAAATGGGTTACTTGTTACTAAAATTGTTGCTGGAGATACTGCGGTACCAATATTCTCACTAAATAATACATTTTGACTGAACCCTATAAAAGTGGTTAATACAAAAACAAATGTTAATAATAAATTTCTCATATAGTATGTTTTTTTATAAATATATGAAATAAAAAAAAGGAGACAATTACTTGTCTCCTTTTGAGGGTTATTTTAAGTTGTTGATTATCTCAATTCTCTTAAATCAAATGTACGAACACCATCAACAGTAATTCTGGCGTAGAAGCGGTTATTTACCATTTTTTTCGCGTATCTCGTCATTATACCTTTAATAGGTGTAAAGTTGAACGGATTGTACATTGTAGGTGTTAATTGTAACGGTACGTAAGGTGCGTAAATGTAACCTGTGTCTAACAATGATGTTCCTTTGTGTCCAATCAAAACTGTGTTTGGTGGGAAGTAAGGATCACGATATACTTGGTAACGACCTTGTAAAGTACCAACTCTTTCAATACCCATATTATACTGATCTTGTTCAGGAGATGCGTTAGATACGTGGAAGTATTCTAAATCATCAAAGATTGCAGAAATTTCAGAAGAAACTACGATCCAGTTAGCTCCACCTCTCAATGTAGATTTGTGGATTTGTGCTGACAATTGGTTGATTGCAGTAATCAAAGTTTGATTCCAATCTTTTTGAGTATAAGATGTTGTTTGTGCAATTCTTCTCCATCCGTTGTAATCCCAACGTAAGTTCCAAGCCGCACCTTTTCTCAAGTCACGTAAAATTTCACGGTCAATTTCAGCTGCCACTTGTTCTGACAATAAAGCCGTTAATTCAGCTTCAGCATCAATGTTGTGGAATGCTGCAACGTCTTGTGCCATTTCAGGAGACCATTGAGCTCTTAATTTTCTTTCAGATACAGAAACTGTTACAGACTCCAAATCAAAAGAAACTTCACCAATTTGATCTTCAAACTCCATATTTTTGTAAGTTCTATAAACTGAAGTGAATGAAGTACCTGACGCTCCTGAAAAAATTGTTGTACCTGTGTAACCATCTAAAGATGATGAGTCACAATCAGCACATACAGGACAAGATAAATCTACTTCAACATAGATATAACCATCTGCATCACAAATATCATAGTAAGAACCTCCATTACCTGTAGCAGGGAAAGATGTTGATGATTGACTACCGTATTGAACAATACCTTTACCGTATTGTTGAGTAACAACTCTAAACAATAATGGTGTAAAGTTACCTGTAGAATCTGTAATTACATTACAAGGTGTTGTAGATGCAGACAAAGATGATGTTGCAATAATTTTAAGATCAGATAAGAATGTTTCTGAATCCATTTCATTACCATCAGGACCAACTAATTTACCAGCTCCTGCAGTTCTGAATCCTGAAATTTTCAAAATCATTTTTCTGATATTACCTGTTGGTGCTGCAGAATCAATTAGATTACCACCTGACCATACTTGAACAGCAGTAGTCGCAGTAACCGCAGTCCACTGTCCTTTAGAGTAATCAAACAATCCTGGAGGATCTAAACCTGCTTCACCACCTTCGTAAAATAAATCATAAAGATTTTTTGCGTAAGCGTTAGCTCCTGTGTATCCTTGGTTAGGATCATTAAGTCCGTCATTAACCGCATTTGGTGAACCAATCGGTGCGTAGTGTTCTCCACCGCTAGCACTTGCAGTTTGGTAACCTTGAATTTTAGGTACAAAGTAGAACAATTTACCGATAGGTAAGTTCATTGCTTGTACTGAAACGATATCGTTAGCCAATAATTTAGAGAAAACTCTTCTTACGATTGGGAAAACAACAGTTTCGAATGCTCCGTTAGAACCTTCTGAAGTTGCTTCGTTAATCAAGAAAGACGCTTGATTCTCATACAATTGAGCTACGTTTTCTTTTAGATGACCTATAAGTCCATCTAGGAACCCTAATATGTCCCATT